TGTGAGACTCTCTTAAGGGGTTCAGTGTGTCTTACTGTGACCTCTCCACTAACGACTCTCCTCCACACTGCCACGGCAGCTCCGATGCATCGTTAATGGCTCACAGCGTGAACCTACAACGTGTCTTGCTAGACATGGGCGAGGCGGTGACCGTTTGCATCTGTAAGCGTTGCCGTGGCTACTTACTGCTACCTCGCTACGTGTGACCAATGTGTCGCGCCTCACGTTGCAGCACCCTTTGTTGTATGTCTATTCCAGTGGGTGCGTCTGGCGTAGGGTTATTATAGGCACAACTAATTTTTAATGTACAACCCTATTTAACAATTAATTTACCTATTCATTAGAACATCTAATAAGCACCTAAATTGTGGCTTTTGAGCGTTTTTCTCGCTGACGCCACGATAGCACCATAGGCAACCCAATCTTATAGGGTAACTGTAGCGTTGCTTAGACAGCCTCTGTGGAGCTGCTAGGACCATCTGTACAGTTGGCACAGACCTTGCTTGTCACTGGTTAGCCTATGCAACTACCATGCCAACTAACTTTCGTGTGTATAGGGACTATATCGCTATGCAATCATCGTGCCATTGTTTGGTTTGCCTTGGAAGTCTGTATAGGCTGCAACATAGACTCACACACTTGTCAAGCCTGCCTACATAGTATAGCAATGACTTTACTATCTATGCTGCCTCTATTGCTATGCAACTATCATGCCAAGTCTGACTGCTATGCAAGAATCATGCCAAGTCTGTCAATGCACCAATATAGAGCGGGGTTGTCAATTGAGACGGGGGTCTGGATTGTCTCTGCTGTAATTATAATGGTAGCCACCTAGACACAAAATAGGTCAATTTAAGAAAAAGGTAGTCAAATAAGTAAGAAAAGTAGCAATAATGACTATACTGGCTATCCTGTACTAAGTTGTTGTATTAATTGAGGTTGTATCGGCGGCTGCGGAGACTCTGAAATAATGATAAATCCGCACAGATGGTAATATAGACTGTACTGACAGGAAAGATGTAATAATGTGTAAAAAAGACTTGACTTTTACTAAAAAGTATGCTATAAATACAACCCTGTTCTGATGTACTATAGAGCCTATTGTCATAATCCTCTATCCCACTCCACTGGTTTGTCTCATTAACGCTCTATAACACTCTAATGTTGTTCCTAAAGAGGATAAAACAATGGTTATTATTTGTTTATTACTAACCAGTTGCATAGGTTTGTTATCAGCACTCTATTACTACATTGAGAAAGAATGTAGCTTTTTAGAGGGTTTGTTTGATGAGTGATACAGCAACTGACGTAGACAGTATTGACAACAAACCAGTTAAACGTAAAAGAGGAAGACCTAAAAAGAATGATGTTCAAGCGTTAACCAAAGGGAATAGGGGCAAAATAGGTCGTCCCAAAGGTGACGCTTCAGCGATTGAAGAGTACAAAGCTCGAATGCTAGCTAGTCCAAAGAGTAGAGAGGTTATGGAGTCGATCTTTAACGCTGCGTTAGACGATGACCATAAGAACCAATCAGCAGCATGGAAATTGATTGTTGATAGGATAATGCCTTTGAGTTACTTTGAAAAAGACAAGCTCAGTGGCGGCAGAAGCGCTGTTAGCATTACAATCAACGGTATTGACACAGACAAGCCTATAGACATAAACAGCGTTATTGATGGAGAGGTAGAAGATGTTTAAATATTTCTCTGTTGATGAGTTTGCTTGTAAGCACACAGGCAAGAATGAGATTGATCCTGACTTTGTTAGTAAGCTAGATGTGTTGAGAGAGGTGTGTGGTTTCCCCTTTACCATCACTAGCGGCTATAGAGACGTTACACACCCTGCTGAAGCTCGTAAGAGTAAGGGTGGAGTACATACGCAGGGTATTGCTGCTGACATAGCTGTTAGCAACGGGATAGAACGTGCAGCCATTATTAAGAACGCTATAGAGTTAGGCTTTAACGGCATTGGCGTTGCTAGAGGCTTTATACACGTTGATACAAGAGAAGCACCATTAGTGGTGTGGACGTATTAATGGCATCGCAAGAGTTAGACATAAGGCTATTACCGTGGCAAGAAGAAGTCTGGAAAGACAAGTCACGCTTTAAAGTAGTAGCAGCAGGTAGACGTACAGGCAAGACTAGGTTTGCAGCATCAACGCTACTGGTTAGGGCATTAAGTCTCAAGAACGGTAAAGTTTTCTATGTAGCCCCTACACAGGGACAGGCTAGAGACGTTATCTGGGATATGCTGCTAGAGTTAGGACAGGGCGTTATTGCTAATAGTCACGTTAATAACCTAACCTTGAGGCTTATTAATGGGGCTGTAATATCATTAAAGGGTTCAGACAGACCTGAGACAATGCGTGGTGTTAGCTTAGCCTACGTGGTCTTAGACGAGTACGCTGACTTTAAACCAGAAGTGTGGGAATTGATTCTACGTCCTGCACTGGCTGACTTAAAAGGTGAAGCACTGTTTATTGGTACGCCTATGGGTCGTAACCACTTCTACGAACTGTACTCAGAGGCTGCGGCAGGTAAGCTAGAGGACTATAACGCATGGCACTATTCAAGCTATGACAACCCTCTAATAGACCCTGCTGAAATAGACACAGCTAAGCGTACAATGTCTAGCTATGCCTTTAGACAAGAGTTTATGGCTTCCTTTGAGGCTAAAGGCTCTGAGATGTTTAAAGAAGAGTGGATACAGTACGACACAGACGAACCTGAGATTGGTGACTACTACATAGCCTGTGACTTAGCAGGTTTTGAGGAAGTAGGTAAGAAAGCCAACAAGAGACTAGATAATAGCTCTATAGCTGTTGTTAAAGTCAACGAAGACGGATGGTGGGTTAAAGAGATAATCATCGGTAGATGGACGTTAGACGAGACAGCTAGACGTATCTTTGACGCTGTACAGGATAACTCTCCTGTAGCTGTAGGTATTGAAAAAGGTATTAGTAGACAGGCTGTAATGTCTCCACTGTCAGACCTGATGCGTAGACACAACAAATACTTTAGAGTTGATGAGCTAACACACGGTAACAGAAAGAAGACAGATCGTATTATGTGGGCATTACAGGGTAGGTTTGAGAATGGTTTGATTAGTCTTAACAAAGGAGAGTGGAACATACAATTTATGGATGAGCTGTTTCAGTTCCCTAACCATCTAGTACACGACGACACGATTGACTCGTTGGCATACATTGACCAACTAGCTAAGGTTGCCTATACGTGGGCATACGACACAGACGACTACGAAGAATCATTAGATTCCTACTCAGGGTATTAATATGGATGACTATAACGACGATACTACAAACTTTGTTGATGAAAGCCTAGAAGATTGGGTCATGTACAAGGTTGATGAGTGGCGTGACTACTTTGACACAAATTATGATGAGAAGTTTAATGAGTACTATCGTCTATGGCGTGGTATCTGGTCTGATGAGGACAAGACTCGTGAGTCAGAACGTAGCAAGATTGTCTCCCCTGCCCTACTCCAAGCTGTAGAGAACACTGTAGCAGACATTGAAGAGGCTACGTTTGGTCGTGGTAAGTTCTTTGACATTGCTGATGATATGCGAGACCAGAACCCTGCTGATGCTCGTTTCTTACGTGAAGCACTGTCTGAAGAGTTTACTAAGAATAAGGTACGAAAGGCTGTAGGTGAGTGTCTAATCAACGCTGCTGTATACGGTACAGGCATTGGCGAGATTGTGCTTGAAAAGAAGAAAGAGATGGTTCCGGCTACAGAGCCTGTAATGGACGGTGCTATGACTGCCGTGGGTGTTAACATCCGTGACCGCACCGTAGTTAAGTTACGTCCTGTACAGCCACATAACTTCCTAATCGACCCTGTAGCTACTGACATTGAGAGTGCTGTAGGTGTAGCTATTGATGAGTTTGTTCCTACCCACCAAGTACAGCAGCTACAAGAAGAAGGTGTGTACAGAGAGTGTTACATTGGTCGTGCTGCGCCTGATATGAACTTAGAGCCTGATGAAGAGCTGTGGCAACAACCAGAAGATAAAGTCAGGCTAACCAAATACTATGGGCTTGTTCCCCGTCATATGCTAGAGAATGCTTTTGACGCAGATGATGAGATGGTTAACTTTGACAGCGAGACTGATGACGAAGGTAACGACAGCTACTACGTTGAAGCTATTGTAGTCATTGCTAACGGCGGCAAGCTACTCAAGGCAGAGGCATCACCCTATATGATGCAAGACCGTCCTGTAGTGGCTTTCCCGTGGGATGTTGTTCCAAGTCGTTTCTGGGGCATGGGTGTGTGCGAGAAAGGCTTTAACAGCCAGAAAGCGCTTGATGCTGAGCTACGCGCTCGTATTGATGCTCTAGCCCTCACTGTACACCCAATGCTCGCTATGGACGCTACACGGATGCCTAGAGGCACTAAGCCAGAGGTTAAGGCGGGTAAGCTGCTCCTGACCAACGGCAACCCTGCTGAAGTGCTGCACCCATTCAACTTTGGGCAGGTTAGCCAGATTACATTTGCACAGGCAGACTCGTTACAACGCATGGTACAAGCTGCTACAGGCAGTGTTGACACCTCCTCACAGGTCATGAACGGTGGCGGTACAACGTCAGCGGGTAGCTCTATGAGCATGGGTGGTGTTATCAAACGTCAGAAACGTACACTTGTTAACTTCCAAGAGTCGTTCCTGTTGCCATTTGTTGAAAAGGCAGCCTACAGGTATATGCAGTTTGAGCCTGAATTGTTCCCTGTAAACGACTATAAGTTTGTTGCTACAAGTACACTGGGTATTGTTGCTCGTGAATACGAAGTAGCCCAGTTGGTACAGCTGTTACAGACTATGCCTCAGGATAGTCCTGTATATCCAATCATCATGCAATCAGTTATTGATAACATGAACATTACTAACCGTGAAGACTTGATTGAGACTATGGTTAAAGCGCAGCAGCCTGACCCAGAGCAGCAGAAGATGCAGCAGGCTATTGCAGAGGAAGACAGAGCCTTTAAGAATAGTCAGACAGCAGCCCTTACAGCACAGGCTAATGAGTCTAACGCTAGAGCGAAGAAGATTGAACTTGAGGGTAGAGGCATACCTGTAGAGCTTGAAACAGACCGTATTAAGGCTGTAGCGTCTAGTGTATCAGCTACTGATGACGATAAAGACTTTGAAAAGCGCATGAGAATAGCAGGTTTGGCTCTTGATGAGAAGAAGCTAGGTTTGGAAGTAGCGAAGGAGAATATGAAAAATGGTCAGTAATAAAGACTTAGAAGATGTAGTAGCACAGGTCAATAAAGCCTATGAGCGTATGAATAAGCGCATTACAGCCCTAGAAGAGGCGGCTAAGACCCCTAAGAAAGAAAGTGCAAAAAAGACTTGACATTTAGACAAATGTGTGGTATAGTCCGGCGCTATATCACATACTAAGTGATTTGTCAACTATTATTGTCCTAATGAGGGTAAACAATATGAATCAAGACGATATACTACATTACGAGCAGATACAAGATATGCTGCTTACAGAAGGTTGGAAGAACGTACAGAAAGAATTTAGCATACTAGCAGATGCAATAGAGGGGATAGACGCTGTAAAGAGTGTTGAAGACCTTTATTACAAGAAGGGACAGCTGAATATAGCAAACCTAATACTGAACTTACCACATACGGTGGATTCAGCCTTAGATGTCCTGAAAGAGGAATCGCAGGATGACTAGACGTATCTTTGAATTCATCTGCCCAGACCAACACGTCACAGAGCGCTTTATTGACGAAGAGGAAAGGGAAACAGAGTGTTCAACCTGCGATAAAACAGCGTCTAGGATGGTCAGTGCTGTTCAGTGTACTTTAGATCCGTTATCCGGTCATTGGCCCGGAGCGACTATGAAGTGGGCTAAGAACAGACAAGATCAGATTAAACGCGAACGACGTGAGGGCAACTCGTAAGAGCCTCACAAGTCCATCAATCTCCATAATGATATTTATCACGGAGTTTTAATAATGGCTACACTGATAGACGAGTTAGAAGTAGGACGACAAGAAGACGACGATGACCAGTTTGACACAGTGGACTCGGAAGAGCAAACCACCGTTGAAGACACCGTACCAGACAAGTATCGCAACAAAAGTGCTGCGGAGCTTGTGCAGATGCACCAAGAGGCTGAGCGTATGCTTGGTCGTCAAAGTGGAGAGGTAGGGGAGCTACGCAAGGTTGTCGATGAATTTGTATTGTCACAATCCACAAAGAAAGAAGAAACTGTAGAAGAAGAGATTGATTACTTTTCTGACCCTGAGAAGGCAGTACAGCGAGCAATAGATAATCATCCTGCTGTCAGAGAGGCTCAAAAGGCTTCCGTAGACATGAAGAAGTCAAGCGCACAAGCGATGCTTAAGGATAAACATCCTGACATGGCTGAAGTACTTGGTGACCAACAGTTTGTTAACTGGGTAGGTGAGAGTCAATTTAGAACAAAGCTATTGCAGCAAGCTGATAGAAACTTTGATTATGAAGCAGCTGATGAGATATTCAGTCTGTGGAAAGATCGTAAGGCTCTAATAAGTCAGACGGTTGGTGCTGAGAAGAACAGCAGGAATGCCTCAATTAAGAGTGCATCTACTGGTGGTGCTTCAGGTTCACCAACTAATAGTAGGAAAATCTTTCGTCGTGCAGACATTATTAAACTAATGAAAAACGACCCTAACAGGTACGCTGCGTTGTCGGATGAGATAATGTTGGCTTATCAGGAGGGGCGCGTAAAATGATTAAATAACTTTAAGGAAGAAATAAGATGACTAGTTCAGTATATCCACTACAAGGCGGTGTTGTAAATAACACTAAAGCAGCAACATTTATTCCAGAGATTTGGAGTGATGAAGTACGAGCAGCATACGAGAACAGTCTTGTCCTCGCTAACCTAGTCAAGAAGATGGGCATGCAAGGAAAGAAAGGCGATACTATCAATATCCCTGCACCTGTTCGTGGTACTGCAACAGCTAAGGCTTCTGGCACTGCTGTCAGCATCCAAGGCAACACAGAAGGTAATGTACCTGTACTTATCGACAAGCATTTTGAATATTCACGCTTGATCGAAGACATTACTGAAACACAAGCACTATCTAGTCTCCGTCAGTTTTACACTTCTGACGCAGGTTATGCTCTTGCTAAGCAAGTTGACGGCGATCTACACGGTCTTGCTAAAGACCTCGGTAACGCTCAAGACTCATACGTAAACACTGCTTCGTTCTACTGTGACGCTAGTACTGGTCTGACTGCTTTTGCTGAAGACACTGTAACGGCTACTGATGTATTTACTGATGCGTGTTTCCGTGCTTTGATCCAGAAGATGGACGATGCTGACGTACCTTTTGATAATCGTGCGTTTGTGATCCCGCCTTCATTGCGTAATGCAATCATGGGTATTGATCGTTATGTGTCTTCTGACTTTGTTAGTGGACAGCCTGTACAGAATGGCAAAATTGGTAACTTGTACGGCATTGACGTATTTGTTTCTACCAACTGTGCTGTTTCTGAAGCAGGTGCTGATAACTCAGCTAACGCTAATGACCTCAAAGCTGCACTGCTTATCCATAAAGACACGTTCGTGTTAGCAGAGCAAATGGGTGTTCGTTCACAGACACAGTACAAGCAAGAGTTCCTTGCTAACCTGTATACTGCTGACCAGTTGTACGGTGTTAAGACACTACGTCCTGACAGCGGCTTCATCTTGAACGTAAATGCGTAGATAGGAGTGGGGAGGCAGTGCTGCGGTGCTGTCTCTCCTTTTCTTTATGAGTAAAAAAGACCCAAGAATGACCAAGTTAGGTGTTAGTGGGTATAATAAGCCTAAAAAGACACCTAACCACCCCACTAAGAGCCATGTAGTGTTAGCTAAGTGCGATGACGGTGCAGTTAAAACTATACGCTTTGGACAACAAGGCGTTAGTGGTGCAGGTAGCAAACCCACCACAACAAAAGACAAAAACAGACAAAAGTCCTTTAAAGCAAGACACGCTAAGAACATAGCTAAAGGCAAATGCTCTGCTGCTTACTGGGCAGACAAAGTTAAGTGGTAAATCACTAATCAAAAGGCAAAGTAGATGACCGTAATTATAACCAAAAACAGCTCCACTGCTTCTGCCGTACCAACAACGGCTGACTTAGTTAAGGGTGAGTTAGCTGTTAACGTCACAGACAAGCGCCTCTTCACAGAGAATAACTCTACACAGATTGTAGAACTGGGTACTAACCCCTCAACCATTACCACTGGAACAGCTACCGTTACAGGTACGCTAACAGCCAACGGTACATTCGCGTCTAGCAACGCAGTCGTCACAGGCGGCACAATCAACTCTACGCCCATTGGTGCGACTACCCCATCAACGGTAAAGGGTACGACAGTAACAGCCACCACGGGCTTCGTTGGAGGTCTGACGGGCAATGTAGTAGGTAACGTCACAGGAAACGTCACTGGCAACGTCACAGGTAACGTCACAGGCGACCTAGCGGGCAATGTCACAGCTTCTACAGGTACGTCTACGGTTAACAACTTAGTCGTTAACGGCACAGTAGATTTTACAAACACACGCCTTACTGATGTAGCTGAGCCTGTTGCAGGTTCGGACGCTGCTACTAAGACTTATGTAGATACATCTATCGCGGCTGTCATTGACGGCGCACCTGCTGCACTAGACACTCTGAACGAGTTAGCAGCGGCGTTGAACGATGATGCGTCTTTCCACACCACTATTACTAATGCTCTGACAGGCAAGCTAGCTCTGTCGGGCGGTACAATGACAGGTCAGCTGTCGTTAGGTGCTAATAAGATTGTTAGCGTTGCTGATCCTACCCTCGCGCAAGATGTAGCTACCAAAGCCTACGTTGATACGTCAGCAGCAGGTGGACTACCACTATCGGGTGGTACGATGTCCGGCGCTATTGCAATGGGGACAAACAAGATTACTGGTCTTGGCACTCCTACAGATGCAGCAGACGCTACGACTAAAGCCTACACAGACTCAATCTTAGGCTCTGCTACTTCAGCAGCTACTTCAGCCGCAGCAGCAGCTACATCGGCTAGTAACGCAGCTACTTCTGCTTCAAATGCAGCCACATCAGCTACAGCAGCTTCTACGTCAGAAAGCAACGCTGCAAGTTCTGCATCAGCAGCGGCAACGTCTTATGATAACTTTGATGACCGCTACCTTGGAAGTAAAGCATCCGATCCTGCAACAGATAATGACGGTGACGCATTATTAATTGGCGCTATCTATTACAACACCACTGCTAGTGAAATGCGTGTTTACACATTAAGTGGTTGGCAACAAGTAGCACCAACAACAACAAACAATTACTTTATCAATAACGCTGACGGCGGGTTTGCCAACAGCACCTACACTGCCCCACAAACAATCAATGGAGGTACAGCTTAATGGCTGATCTAATACAAATTAGGCGTGACACTGCCGCTAACTGGACTTCTGCTAATCCTATATTGGCTCAAGGTGAGTTAGGTGCTGAAACAGACACAAGTAAGATTAAAATTGGTGACGGCTCTACAGCGTGGTCTAGCCTTGCGTACTTGATTGACGTAGGTGGCTACCTCACAGCCACAAGCACTAACACGCTTACGAACAAAACAGTACGAGACACTGTCTACGCTCTTTCAGGCACAGCCTTTGACGCTACCAACGGCGCAGTACAGACCAAGACTCTAGCAGCTAACACGACCTTCACAGACTCGCTAAGCTCTGGTGACGCTATTGTGTTGATGCTTGAAGGCGGTGCTAGTTACACAGTAACGTACCCAACAATGACTTGGGTAACCTCCGGTGGCAACGTCGCTCCTACGCTGACTGCAAAGGACACACTGGTGTTCTGGAAAGTCTCTAGCACACTCTACGGTGCATACACTGGCAGCTACGTTTAGGAGTAACGCATGAGCAAACTAGCGAAAGCTCTAACGGCGGCTGCGGGTAATGCAGGTGGTGACAACTTGTACGTTGAGGATGTCTTCTCGACTTATTTGTATGAAGGCAATGGCTTTTATCCCTCTGGTGGAGGACAAACTATTACCAACGGCATTGATCTTGATGGCGAAGGTGGGATGATTTGGATAAAAGCAAGAAACACTGACAGTAGCCACGGCATTTATGATACTGAGCGTGGCATTAGTCAAATGCTTGGTTCTAACTTAACAGCGCAAGAATACACAGACAATGCAATGGTTTCTGCTAATTCTGATGGTTTTACACTCGGAGCAGAATCAAGCGGATGGACAAGAATTAATTTAAACGGATACGACTACGCCTCATGGACATTCCGCAAGGCTGAGAAGTTCTTTGATGTTGTGACTTATACTGGGGATGGTGTTAATGGGAGACAGTTACCGCATAATCTTGGGTCAACGCCCGGAATGGTTGTTTGTAAGCGTACAGACACTGGACAAAACTGGATATTGCAGCATAGAAGTTTAGACCTCAGCGGCAATAAAACAATGTATCTCAACCTTACTGACCCGCTTGCTGTTGCTAATGATTATTGGAATAGTACACACGCTTCTGACACAGCAATAACTCTTAGCGGTAACGCAGACATAAACGGTATTGGTGGCACTTATGTAGCCTACGTATTCGCCCATGACGCAGGAGGCTTTGGAGACGATGGTGACGAGAGTATTATTAAGTGTGGGAGTTTTACGACTGACGGCTCAGGACTTGCAACTATTGACTTAGGTTTTGAG